AATCAAAAGAATATAGACATACCTCATAGTAATAATAAGAATGGGCGATACTATTATCGGCGTTCAGTTCGGCATCGCAAACCCTGATGAGATTGTTTCTCGCAGCGTTGTCGAGGTGACCACCGATAAGACATATCAAGCAGGATCCCCTGTTCCTGGGGGCGTATTTGATAGTCGGTTCGGAGTCATTGAAAATGGCAAAGTGTGTGTGACGTGTAAGCAGACAAATCTGTTATGTCCTGGGCATTTTGGACACATTCGTCTTGCACGACCTGTATATCTTTATCAGTTCATTGAAAACATTCGCAATGTACTGGGTGTGATCTGCTTGAACTGTTCGCAGCCATATCTTTCAGATAACGATCTCAGTGCGATTCCCAAGACTCTCAAAGGAATGGACAGATTTGCAGTAGTTCGTGAGCTTACCACAGCTTACAAGAACAGACATTTTGCCCCAAAGGATTTAATCCCTGCATGCGAGCGATGTGGTAGTTATGGATTGAAGAAAGTCGACAAGGTCGAAAATACTGTAGCATCTTTGGTTGCTATTCGTTACGACGCAGAGGCGACAGAACACGTTCAACTACAGCCTGAAATGGTTCTACGTTGTTTCCAGCGTATCAGTGACCAACATGTTAGTGCGATTGGGTTTCATCCCAAGTTCAGTCGCCCTGACTGGATGGTATGTACTGTTCTTGCAGTTCCTCCTCTGACCGTACGCCCTTCGGTTGTTATGGACGATAACCAGCGCATGGAAGATGACCTTACGCATAAACTAATCGATATCGTGCGAAACAATCAGCGTCTCCGTGAGAAGATTGATAAGGGCGAGTCGGCTGCGGTTATTGATAATTACACTGCTGTTCTGCAGTTTGATGTCGCGACTTATGTAGATAACGATATCAAAGGTCTTCCCCCAGCAGCACAGCGCTCTGGACGGCCTCTCAAAACATTGAAGTCTCGTATGGGCGCAAAATCAGGGCGCGTGCGAGGTAACTTGATGGGTAAGCGTGTAGATTTCTCTGCTCGTACGGTTATTACACCTGATGCGAACATTGATGTAGATGAACTAGGTGTTCCAGAAGAGATTGCGATGAATCTGACGTTCCCAGAGCTAGTTACGGTATACAATCGCGACCGACTCATGTCGTATATTCGCAATGGTCCATCAAAGTATCCTGGAGCAAAATCAATTCAAACGCCTGGCGATAAGCCAATTAGTCTGCGATATGCCAACATAGATACTCTTGAGCTCAATCCAGGAGACATTGTAAACAGACACCTAATTGACGGTGATGTGGTTCTCTTTAATCGCCAGCCGTCTCTCCACAAAGGCTCTATGGAGTGCCACAGAATTGTAGTATTGCCGTATTCTACATTCCGACTGAACGTTAGCGCTACTCGTCCTTACAACGCAGACTTCGACGGAGACGAAATGAATATGCACGTGCCTCAGTCAATTTCTGCTGCGACCGAACTTAAGTTTCTAGCAAGTGTGTTGCGTCAAATCATCTCTCCTCGTACCAATTCGCCCATCATCCAGCTGTTCCAGGATACTCTGACTGGCGCGTATCGCATTTCTCAAAAGGACGTCAAGGTTCCAGAACACATTGCGATGAATATCTTGGGTCGTACGAAGAAGCCCCTTGCCAACTTTAGTCGTAAAAATCAGGTCATGACTGGGCAGGATCTGATTTCAAGCACGCTTCCTCTGCTGGATTTCAATGGAAACATCAAAATTCGCGATGGAAAGCTTGTAGAAGGTGTTCTGAAAAAGAGCGCATTTGGCGGTTCTTCAGATAACTTAATTGACGGTATTCTACACGTCATTTACAATGATTTTGGACCTCAGCGCTGCGGACAGTTCATTAACGAGGTACAGTCGATCGTTACTAAGTATAATTTGTTCTCTGGCTTCTCGGTCGGAGCGTCAGACTTGGTTGCAAATAATCAGGTGACGTTGGCTATTCAAACATCTATTGAAAAGGGTCGCAAGGCAGTTGGCGATATTATTTCATCAGTCCATGCTGGTACATTCTTAAATAACTCTGGTCGTCCTGACGGAGAAGAGCTCGAAAATCAAATTAACAACGCCTTGCGCGAGGCAGCATCTAGTATTACCAAGATGGTGATGGATAGTCTGTCCCCAGGGAATCGTATGAAACAAATGGTGGAATCTGGTTCTAAAGGATCAGACTTGAACATTGCGCAAATGATGGCGCTGCTGGGGCAGCAGCTTATCGCAGGGAAGCGTATTCAGTTCACACTGCAAGATCGTACGCTGCCACACTACACAAAGTATGATCATGGGATGGAATCTCGTGGGTTTGTTGAGAATAGTTTCATCACAGGACTGCGTCCAGCGGAGTTCTTCTTTCACGCCATGGCAGGACGCGAAGGTCTGATTGATACTGCCGTAAAAACTTCCGACTCTGGATACATCCAGCGAAAGCTTGTCAAGACTCTAGAAGACCTTCACGTGGAATACGACTACACCGTACGAAACGCAAACGGTGCCATCATTCAGTTTAACTACGGAGGAGATGGCATTGATAGCGTATGTGTGGAAGCACAGGAATGCAACTTGGGCCATATGAATTTGGAGCAAATCTACGCAGACTTTGCTGCTTCAAAGTCGGACTTTGAGATGTGTGTCACTGGTGAAGTTGTAGATGACGACTTGGTTGAACGGTTGATTGACGATAGAGTGTTTCTCGTCAAGAATGTACTACGCTATAGCAAATCATCAAAGATATCTGCACCTGTGAATCTCCGACGACTCTGTGAGAAATATAAGAACCCATACGCAACTAAGACAGACCTAACTCCGAAGTATGTGGTAGATGAACTCGAAAAGCTATGCAATGAGCCTTGGATGAAAAACAACAAAGTATTCCATATTCTGCTACGCTATTACTTGGCCCCCAAGAAGTCAATCATCGGTATGCGAATGAGCAAAGATATGTTTGATGAATTGCTTCGCGAAATCCGATTCAAGTACATGAAGGCTCGCGTGCATCCTGGCGAGATGGTAGGTACCCTCGCAGCCCAGTCTATCGGCGAACCGACTACTCAGCTTACACTCAATACATTCCACTCAGCAGGTACGGTAAAGGCCAATGCCACGGCTGGGGTGCCTCGCATTATTGAGCTGCTGAGTGTATCGCACAATCCTAAGAACCCTAGCAATGTAGTATACCTAAATCCAGCCATCGCATCGTCCGACGATTCCACCTTTGCGCTTATTCGTGAAATCCAGAAGACGACATTGCGTGAACTGACAAAATCGGTTCGGATTTACTATGACCCCAACTCGTCTTCTAGCAGCACAGTCATTAAGGAGGATGTCGAAATTCTCAAGTCTTACGAGAAGTTCTCGGTCACCCAAAAGGATATGAACTGCGTATCTCCGTGGATGCTTCGGCTTGAGCTTGACCGAATGGAAATGGCCGCTCGTAATGTGGATATGACAACCATCGCAACCAAGATTCAGAACAATAAGATTCTAAAGATATTCGATTGTATCCATAGTGACACAAATTCTCCTGACAAGTTGATTTTGCGAATTACATTCGGAGTTGATGTGGTAAAGAACGCACTATCGCTAAGATTCGTAGAGGATAAGCTACTGGATACGGTGCTAACTGGCGTTGACGGCCTTGGGCGAGTATATCGCCGAGAAGTTAAGTCTGAACTGGTATATGATTCTACGATCGGAGGATATGCGCCCATGAAACAGTTCGTACTTGATGTAGAGGGAACTAACTTGCTAGACCTGGCGACAGTACAGAATGTTGACCCTCTTCGCTCATTCTCGAACGATATTCACGAGATTATGGATGTGTTTGGGATTGAAACTGCACGATTGTGTATGTATGAAGAGTTCATGGAGGTATTTAAAACTGAGTTCGTAAACTACCACCATATGATTACGCTGATTGACGCGATGACTTATCCAGGGTATATTCTATCTGCCGACAGATTCGGTATGAGTAAGAGCGATTCAGGTGTTCTTGCGCGCTCTTCGTTTGAAGAGACGTCCAAGATTCTGTTTAATGCTGCGATGTCTGGCGAGTTTGATAACATGAAAGGTGTGTCATCAAATATCATGTTCGGTCAGAAGCCCCCATGTGGAACTGGGTTTGTTGATATTCTCGTCGATGAGACAAAGCTCCCAGAGGGTACAGAGGAAGATGTGTCAGTGTTTGACTCTGAACTTGCGGCAGTGAATGTTAAGGTTGAAGATGTGGATGAAAGCATGTGTCGCGTGGATGACATTCTGATGGAGTGGTAATATTAACACATCAGATGTATGAATATATATGGATACAGAAAACACCAAATATGACTCTGTAGTTACATCAGTCATATCTGCGTTTAAAATGCGTGCCGACATTGGTAAGAAAAAGTACGGCACTGATTTAGATCGCCAGGATCTGTCTACTTTGCAATGGATCCAACATGCTCAGGAAGAGCACATGGATGCTATTTTGTATTTGGAAAAACTTAAACAACAATTTACATCCGCGCAGCACGACGAGCAGCAGCGATCATCGCAGCAGGAGGCATAGGTGTGCTCACAAAGAAAGCGTAATACATGTAATAAATAGGCGCAAACAAGAATGCTAGTATAGCCCATCCAAATGACCCAAACTTATCATAAGACAACTTCGCTGCGCCAAAGGCAAATAATAGTGATGGCAAGATGGATACAAGCATCCATGTTGTCAGGACAAATGCCTTTTCAGTTTTTTTAATTTCCTTTTGAGCCTCCATTTATATTATATACAGTTTAGTTGGCATACGCAAGTCCAGCCATGCCACTCATGATGCGCAGGATGTTGTAGTTCGTCGCATACACACGCACATTCCAGTTATTGTCGGTGGATTCCTCGACAACATAATCGCCAGACACGTTCATCACGATCGTAGCAGTATCAATGCGAGAGAAGTTGCATGTACCAGAAGGCTGCTGCTCCTCTGGCTTCAGCGCAAACGAATACGAGTAGATCGCCTGGTGACGAGTTGGCTGTACTCCAGTACTCTGTACCGTAGTTCCGTCAAATCCGACAGGAGCCATCGTACCACTGTGGTGCTGGTAAATCTGTACCTTATTAAAGTAATCACCATTGCGACGATCCATACGATCCTGACCGTTAATCTGTATCCACTGCTCGAAGATGGGCTGGGTAGTGGCGGCCGTTCCAGCCTGGTTTACATAGGTGTATGTGAATGGCGAAAGACGCCCAACATCAGGACGCAGGACTCCTGCTTGCTGTGATGTTGCATCCGCAATCTTGCAATTAGTGAACCGCTCAGGCTGAACAACCCACACAAGCTCCTTGACTGGGTGATTGAAAGTCAAGTCGATACGATTGCTTGCAGAAGAAATACCCTTATCTTCATTGAACTGTACCTGCTCAATCAGATACTCGTGCGACTCCTGAGCCATACGACGGCGCTCATCAACATCGAGGTAGATGTAGTCTACGTATAACGCTACCGAGGTGGGAGAAGGTGGGGCCGATAAACGAGAAATAGCCGAAGGAGTTCCGCCGTCTGCCTGTGAGTGGCCAACAAACTGAGACTTGTTCCAGTTAATATTGATCTTCACCTCGTGGTACTGTAGGGCAATGAGAGGCAGCGCGGCCCCAGGATTCTTTGTGTAGAAGAACGGTAGAGGTACAAAGAACACGTTGGGGTGCACTGGACGACCAATACCGGTAATACACGATATAGTATCAGTTAGAGTCGTATAGCCAGGGGTGGTGAGACCTCCGCCGACCATATCGCGTAGCTTCACACTAGTGTTGTAGTCTGAAGTGAGGGTATCCCACAGGTACAGCCACTCGCTGTAGAGACGATCTACTAGCTGACCACCAACTTCAAGTTCCACGTAGTCAAGTAAGTTATAACCTAGACGACCCTGTTCGTTATTCCACTGAATGGTAGCCCCACCCTTTGAAGGATCCGTTCTAGGAAGCTGGATGCTCAGGTATGTGGAATACACTAAATCCGCGTGGCGACCGAGGGTCGCGCTCTGCTTCTGACCCCACATGGGCATACCAGTCAAATTAATGCGAAAGGGCTCCATCGCAAAATTCGTGTGGCGCTTGAAGAGACCTTTCCAGAACGTAATCTGCGGATTTCCAGTTAGGTACGCATCTTGGGCACCATGTGCAACGAGTTGTAATAGACCACCACCCATTTGTCTTTATATGTTAGGAAGTTTGATTTTTTTAACGACGCGAGGAGCGACGGCGAGTCTTACGGCGGCGACCTCCGATGTCTTCGTCAGACTCAGGGCCACCAACACCACCCTTACGCACCTTCATAGGCGAGAATGCCACCTTATCTTCGGCGTCATCCTTCGTGCTGGAACTTGAGGGAGGTGTGGGTTTTACAGGAGGCCCTGGCGGCACCAGTGCGCCACCCTTCTTGTACGTCTTCTTGGCCGCAAGAATAACCTTCTTCAGGCCATCACCCTTCTTGTACATGCCACGAGACTTCATCTGTTTCATCGTCTTCTTTACATGCGATAACCACGCGTTCGCCATTTTATATTTTATTAGCAATATTTTATGTCGCATACAGCATTCCTCGGAAACTATTAATTACATCATCAGGCACTCGTTCTTCCATAGAAATACCAGTCAGACAGCAATAGTGAAAATACACGCAATACATGCCACATTCAGAATCCTTGTACTGATGGCGAGTCTTGTTGTAGGTTAGTGCCATCGGCTTCGAATGTACCCCAGTCGCATCCCACGATTCCTTCCATCGTTTCATAAGTTTCTTAATTTCTTTTTCAGGTCTTTGAGCGTACGAATCAAAGTAAGTCATTCGTGGAAACTCCAGCTCTGGACGAATATCGCAAAACACCGCGACCCAGTGTTCTCCTGGCCCAGTACTCACATCGGTGTTAAAAACTATACCCATCCGATTCCTTCCTTTTTGAGCCAGCGATTTGATGTCAATCGAACAAAGGGCGCTAACTAGACATTTTCCTGTTTCCGACTTTGCATCAAAATCAATAGGAAAGGTTCCTATATGGACATAATCTCCAAATAAAGTTTCGTACCGTTTTTCTAACGAATCTATCTCATCTGAAGACAGCCATTCTTCTGGGTTTACGCTCCATTCTCTAGGAGCTTTTGGACGAGATAATAGCGATGTTATGATACATTCGCCTCGGCCAGTTTTGCATTTATTGTGCAACCGTCTTTTCAGTTCGTTCCAAGTATCATCTATTGATTGTGTTTTGATAGCATGCTCTCGCGGATGTTCGGCATTATAAACATCGCGAAGCCGATTTACTTCTACTTCACCGAAATACATCTCCTTACTCTCAAAATGGATTTAACTTTTATATAGTTAATAACTCATCCCCCAAATGACTTCTTTGATTCAGACTTTGAAGACCACACTCCAGTCTTTTCGCGCACTAGACGACGAGATTCAAGAGTTGAATAAGAAGGTACACAATTTGCGAACTGAGCGGAAGCATATCGAAATTAAGATGGCTGAAATCTTGAAGAATCCTGAACTGCAGCAAGTTGAAAAGCTCAGTTTGGTAGAGGACGGATCTATCGTAAAAATTCAGCGGCCTGGTTGGAATAAGGCTTGGTCTATTTCAAAGAAGGAACTGAAAGGGCTATTGGATGCATACTTTGATTCAAGCGTATCTCCGAATTCAATCGAGTGCTTTGACTTTATCGTTGATTCTATGAAAGATAAATTGGTATCTACAGAGTTCAGCTTCACTCGTGTAAAAAATGATTGAAATAAGTAATGAAGCGTGGTCGTGACGACACACCAGAAGTTCCGCGATTTCCTGGACGAGCGGCAAAGACTAATGCAAGTGCCGTAACACAGGCCAATGCGGCTAAACGAATGAGAAAAGAAGAAGGCCAACAAAAATCAAGGGCTGAAGTTGCAGATATATTGATGGACTTAGCTGTGAATCCAGTAGATTTTTCAAATTTAGAGGGGGATGCTGCAAAATACGTAAAGTATTTGAAGGATAAATTAAGTACAAAATCTCCTGCTATTGTAGTAGCGACAAAAGCGTTTGGGCCAAAAGTAGTCGCAAATTTTATTGCTAACCGAAAGGCAGTCCGATATATGTTTGCTCCAGCAGATAATACAGCTCAATGTGTGCGTGCAGGATTAGTGAACCCCCCAGCAGCAGATACGAAGTGTTGGTTATGCGATTTTGCACTCTATCGCGATGGAAAAGCAGTTGATGTAATCGCATGCGAACATATACTACCAGTTATTCAAGCGGTTATGTTTGCAGATATTGCCCTGCCGAAAACACCATCAACTTCAACACCTGAGTTGGTAAAAGCAGAATACGCATGGGCTCATACTGCATGTAATGGTCCAAAGAGTAGTTCTGTTTTTATTAAGGAAATATCTGATGAGACAGGACGGATTGTTAGATGGGATATAGATGAGGCTGAAATTATCCGAGTACTTAATTTAACTGTTCCTGAAATAAAAAAGGCAAATATTGATGGAGGGCAGTTAAGTAACAAGGCTCAGTGGCTGAAGGACCGATTAGTAGCAATCAAGGAAAGAGTACAGCCTATTTTGGATAAAATCAATTTTGGAGAAGATACTGTGCGAATGAACATTTTGTTTGGAGTAGCAAAAATTGTGGATCCAGAGCGATGGGCGTCTAGAACTCCGCTTGATGAACAAGCATATGCCGATTATGCTGATGAGGTTATAGCAAATGCAGCCCAATTAAGTTTACCTCAATCAGGAAGCGGAAGACACCGAAGGACGAAACGTCATTCAAAACGGAAACACCGAAAGACAGTAGGGCGCAAGCATTAACCATGACATACAACCCATATAATTTGAAAAATCGCCTGTTTAGCCAGCAGGATATACAAGCGATTTTGAATGTTCACAACATATCATTTAAAGTTCGGAATGTTCAACCATATCAGACTGCAATGGTACATTCATCATATGTAAAACGAACAGAATATACAACGCCAACAGGAGAATCAACAGAACTGACTCCTCGTCCAGCAAATTGCTTGGAGCTGTTCGATGAATCTTACGAGAGAATGGAGCATCTTGGAGATTCTGTTCTTGGGGCATCTGTTTCAACTTATTTAATGAATAGATTCCCATCTGAAAATGAAGGATTTCTAACAGATGTCAAAAAAGAGATTGTATGCAATGATACACTCGGAGGCCTAAGTCAGACTATTGGTCTCGATAAGTTCTACATCATTTCAAGACACAACGAAGATATTTGCTTTGGACGAACAAATATCAAAAAACTAGGAGATATTCTTGAGGCATTTATCGGTGCTTTATGGATCGATAGTGAATATGATTTCAAAGTTGTATACGGATTTATCGTATCTCTTATTGAATCATATATTGATATTCCAAAGCTGTTGCTGAACAATCGGAATTTCAAGGAACAGTTTCAAAAGCTATATCAGGCAAAATTCCATTTGACTCCAACCTATACAATGATTTCGCAGGAAAATGGTCAGTATACGATGGCAGTAGTAGACCACACTGGAAATATCCTAGGCAAAGGAATGTCTTCGACTAAAAAACAAGCAGAACAGTATGCGGCGCGAGAATCAATAAAATTCATAAATAATTAGGTAGAAATTGACATCGTGGTCTTTGAGCGAGGAATATGACGCACTAGTAGCTCTCGCTGTGTTCCCCCAGTAGACATATCGTCCGCTCCGTCAGGAATTCCCTCAATTGCTCGCAGAACCTCTGCGACTCGCTGAGGCTGGTCTGCAAATTGAATCAGAAGCTGCGTTCGAATGTAATTGCGACGAAGCGGTGGCCGACTCGTGCGTACTGAACGACGAATATTACCGACACCAGAACCCTCTAGCGCTAGATCATCAATCTGGTTGTCTCGCATGAATCCAAGAACAGTCCCAGACAGAGTAGTTTTTTGTTCGCGAATCTTCTTCATTTCATTTTGAAGCTCTCGCATACGATCATCGAGACTAATCCACTGCTTTAGTGCATCACGGACTTTATTCGCTGAGTCTTCGTCCATTTATTACCTATATGGCGTCTAGTTGAAAGCCCTTTGCGCATGCCACGGCCCACTGGAGTAGGCGCAAAAGATGCGCGAGGCTTTGCAGCCTGCTTGATTTTACCAGAAAGTGACTTCATGTTATTTGACACACCCTGGGGTGTAGTCTTCTTAACATCTTTGAACGCGGTTGTTATTGGTTGTGTGGATGGATTGATTGGTTCTGGAGGGGTATCAACTACTTGTTCAGTGGATGATTGTATCTGGTTAAGCGCTCTGTCCTTCATTTGAGATGCTCGAGTAACTTGAGCGCTCACATTGGACAACCCAGTGTTAAGGCGACTTGATATATCCTCAATAAGAGTCGCAACTGTATTAATAGCCGATGCGATACTGTGGGCTAGCTTTTGACGCTTAGCCTCCATTTTGGCTACAAAACGATTACCTTCCAAAAACAGGTCTGCAATCATATCTCCTGCTGGAGGCGGTATTGCTCGTAAGAATGACTCAATTGCTGATGTGAAATCCTGGCGACTAAACGCAACCATTGCAATCATGGGCCACACCATTGCTCCGTAAATAGCAGCCATAATAAGCCCAATCAAGCTAGCATATGGTATAGGTATCAACCCCATAACAAATGGGATTTGCTTCTGAACCGATTTGGTGATAACTTTACCACCTGTTACCATAATATCTAGTGCAACGCTCAGGATGTTCCCAAATACTGGAATGGCTTCTAAATAGCTCACGAAAAATATAATAATAAACAGGCCTCGCAACATAACTCGCACATATGGAGAGGTTATAGTATCCAAAAACCATTTGATACGAGGACCCATCCAGTCTTCGCTGTCCAATGCCATTGGAGGGGCAAGGGACGCAGACGCATTTGCCGTAGCAGGGATATTTGCCTTTAATCCCTTTGCGAATGCTGGAATTTTTACGCCTCCATCTTGTTTGTTTTTGAACTTTTCAAGTTCTGTGTCAAATCTAGGGTCTCTCCTTAATCCCAACATAACCAGGTTTAATCGCTCATCAAAATCTGGAGGAAGTGGAACCTTATTGGCTTCCAAGACATCCTTCAGCCCCATTGTGTTAAAACCAATATTTAAAATAAGTATGGACATAATGGGAGGGAACATTAAGTGGAACTCGCAAATTGAGAGAATCATTGCCGAGCAGGGGGAACGAGCGCTATGTTACGCATGGTTGCATACGCATGCTGAAAAACGATACTCTACATTTTATAACTATATTGCGCTGCCGACTATCGTGTTATCCACGGTCGCAGGTACAGCGAGTATTGGTTCGCAAACTTTATTCAGCGACCCTGTTGCCTCTAGCGTTGGGATCGGAACACTAAGTTTAATTGTAGGGGTACTCAACACAGTTTCAACGCACTTTGGATGGGCAAAACGATCGGAGGCACATCGTCAAACATCTGTCGCATACTCAAAAATTCACAGGTTCATTCTGGTCGAATTGTCGCTGCCGCGTAGCGAACGCATTCAAGCTGGGGATATGCTTAAGGTAGTGCGCGAGCAACTAGATAGGCTACAGGAAACGAGTCCACAGGTCCCAGATGGTATCATTTCTAAATTTAAAAAGACATTTGGGGCAACGACTCCTGACTTGAGTAAGCCAGAAATCACAAACGGATTGGATCCAATTGATGTATATGTTGAAGGTTCATCTCCAGAGGGATTTAAAACTTCCACCGCTTGTCACATTCCAGACACGTTACAAACGTCGTCATTGGCTCGTCCGCTGATCGAGTCTGGAGCTGATAATAGTCACACTTCGTAGTCTTCTTGCAGCTAGAACAGCGCATAAAGATTGAAGCAGACTGGTTGGAAGAATACAGCTTCTTCTCCTGTTCGATAATCTTCTCAATCGCGTCTTTCCAGCGAGAAGGACACAAATCCATAGATGTCATCTCGGCTACCTGTTTCAAGTCAAGTTCTCCTGATTTGATTTTTTCAATCAGCGACTGGTTATTTTGGACATAACTATCTGCGCCTTTCAAGTTTTCGTATAGAGTGATTGCCCTGCTTCGGTACATATTCCAAAATGTACGATTTGACCAATCTACATCTATACCTTCTTTAATCGCTCGCTCAATTAAGGCTTTGAGCATGTATAACTCAAACTCGGTTGCAATCTCTTCGGTATCAAATAATTCTTTGAAGTTTTCAATAACTTTTTCGCGGATCGCACAGCTCACAAATACATCGCGAGCTTTTACGGTTGATGCTTTTACAACAGGAGTAACAGGTTGAACAACTTCTTCCTCCTCTTCGTCTTCAATCATATCTGGCTCAGAGATGTCTTCATATTGTTCTTCTACCTCGTCGTCTTCTTCCTCATCGATTACAAACGCCCATTCCTGATACAGCGTTTCGTAATCGTCTGTACGAATATCGGTATACTCTGAAACTGAGCGTTCGTATTCATCTTGATTATCCGAAGTACTCGCAAGAATTACAATAACACTCGTATACGCTTCCTCATCGAAAGGAGATGGAAGCATGTGTGTGTTCTCATCGTCTTCCGATGTTGACGCGAATACTGACAGCCACCGTGTTTCTTTGGTAGGATCCTGTAGTTTGCCTTGAAACTGGATCTGTTGGTTTTTATACTTTTTACGAATCCATTCAAGAACATCGGTTGTCTTTGCAGGGATTTGGATATCTGAAATATGCCCATTAAGAGCAATAGTTACTCCGTATGTCATCCTTGTTATAAGAATGTCTAGCATGTGTAGGTTCGTTTTCAAGCAAAAATTCCAAAAACGGATTTTTTTTGCTAATCTACAAACATATTACCCCCAAGATGTCATCAACATACATTCCTCCGTACATGCGCAATAGAAAGACAAATTCGGTTCCAGAGAAGAAGCTTCCAACATCCGACGATTTCCCCTCTCTTAGTTCAGCGCCTGTGAGGACGAATGCCTGGTCTAGCACTCGTTCATTTGCAGTGCTAGCTAGCGAATGGAAAGAGCACGACGAGGAAGAGCAGATGAAAAAGGAGGCTAAGGAGTTTCGCGCTCGGTACGAATCAGATATCCGTCGGCGTGATGAACAAAATGTGTTTGTCTTTAAGAATGACAGGGGCGAGTATGCCGAGAATTATTCAGTTCAAGAAGATGCGGAGTTTGTGGATACCGACACCTCCGATTGGAAGACTATTGAAAAGAAGGCTAAACGCGAGCTAACTATTGAAGAAAAAATTGAACGCCAGATTGCCCAAGAGGCGGAAGAAAAGGCCGCGGCGGATAGAGATAGTGTATGGAACGACGGTACTGGCGATGACTGGGACTATCGCGACCGTCGTAGTTATTCGTAATTATTGTACCTGTTTACTCGCGAACTGGCGAATACTCGCGATCATCTTAAGTATATATGTCTGAAGTGTCGTTCCGATAACCTGAACGATCATCCAATATTTCAAAGCATATTTTTGTCCAAAAATCCATCCATAGTATATAGCTGCTACCGAAAGTGCCATGTAGATAATTCCATTTAGCACATCCGTCCAGGTGGTTTTTTTAGCAGACGGCGTTTTTGTTGGAGGAACGACTGGCTTCGTAGGAGCAGCTTCTTCCATTTGTGTAATATTCAGTATTTTGTATGTAGTTATTAAATATGGACGCCGAAACTATATATGCATTATCATATAGTTTGTTAATCATTGCAGTTGTGGGTGGACTGTTATTCTCAGTTCGTCCGCCAGGACCTCCTACCGTGCCATCCCCTTCAAGCCTGCCTACTATGGAAACGGTATCTAAATATGGCCGTATGATAGGAATTGGCATTCCGTACGTGTTAATCGCAATCGGTCCCCTCATTGATATTTATAATCGTGAGTTCAGATACTCAAACCTGACCCTAACAGGAGTGGCTGCGATGGGAATTGGCTATGTTATGCAGCGCGCAGTTCACGGTCCAAGCGCGTACCTGTCGAGCCTAACGGTGGCAACCGCTGCTATCCTGACATTTTGGGTTCACGATGTATGGGTTAACACGTCTGCCTATAACTACCAGCTACTGACAACTCTACTCGGTGCTATGATTTTAGCTCTACAGGCAATCCACAGCACATCAGGGCCAGTGTTTGCCACGAATCTCTTGAATGCAGGTGTCGCATCTGCCCTGGGAGTTGGAATTGGGGCAATGGGATGGGCGGTGGTATGGAATCTATACCGCAATAGATTACCTAACTATTCGATAGCAATTGAGCCTAAGAAGAAGTAGCGCGAATAGCTGAACGAATAATTCGGTAATAATTTGCCATTGCGGTCCCTGACTGCTTATCGATATAAACTTGCTGCCCTGCAGAGTTATATGCAATAACTACAATAGTTGGAACCACCTGGACGTTCATTGTATGAGATAGCCCAGCAGGGTCATCTTGCGTATTAATGCTCTCCCACCGAACCTGCGAAAACTCTTCCTTCAAATCTTCAATCGCAGGCTTAATAACCTTACAAGGTCCGCACGTCGGAGACCAAAAGTGAAACGCACGAATACTCATTCTTCTTTGTTATTATCGACAATGATATGTGAAGATGATATCAGACGATATAATGTAGACCTATGTAGTTTCTGTTTAACTAGCTCAGTTCCGTTTTTCTTACATGTCTTCCCATAAGCCTGTATGACAGCTGTATGTAGCGCATCTTTATCAAGTTTGTCTAAATTTGCCATACACCAAGTAACAAGTTCTGTTTCCGAAACAGGTGGACCTATGAGTTGTAGCGGCGATCCAGTTATATCTTTATTTTTAGGAGTAATCACAACCTCCTTTTTACCTTCAAGTACTTCTACCGCCATTCTATCAACAACTCCGTTGTACCTACTGTGTTCATCGTCCCCCCCTGTATGCGCCTTGACCCAATTAATTGAGTGGGACTGAAATAGCATAAGACGGCCGCTGATTTGTTCTATTAAATCGCGATTTGCGACAGGCTTTCCTTCGGCTGTCTTCCAGCCCTTTTTAATCCACCCTGGAATCCACTTGGTTATACAGTTTTTTGAATAATCGGAATCTGTATAGACAAATATGTCAACTTCGTCTGCCTTGAATGATGATACTGATTTATCAATCGCAGATAAGATTGCGAGAAGCTCTCCACGATTATTAGTTTGCGGTTGATCGTCTGGAACTCTGTCCGCATGAGATTCCGAAGGATGCTCTGGGAAATAATACGCAAACGCTGCTCTGGCTCCTTTCTTCCCATTGTTCGTACATGCGCCGTCAGTATATACCACGAGCTTCATATCTTACTTATGCGAGGAGTATTAATATGAGTATCAATTCGTTTCACAATACATCTGCTTATAATCGCAGGTTGGAGCTGAGTAGGGTCTTCGATGTGAAACCAAACTCTGCATTTGTAAGACCTCTGTTCGAGAGATCTTCTCAACACTTGCTGACATGAAAATGTTAAAAACTCTGAATGTAATACTAGCAATACTCGGAACTTAGCAAACGATTTGCGAGTAATCCAGTTTTCAAACCAAGGTGTAAATGTTTCGATTGAGTGTAGTTTTGCGGCATCCACGACTTCAAACTCACACGAGTCTCTGTGATCAGACTTGTATGCGTTCCATATGTGAAGTGTTTGAACATCATTGAGAGGTTCAAACAGGATGTAGTGAGGAGGAGGATAATTAAGAACCATTATATAGTTGAAATACGTTCCATCTATACGGATTTAGCTTTCTTTGTCTTGCGAAACATACTTGCGAATCCAGGAACGGCTGGAGACTTCTTACCAGAAACGCTATAATCAGGACGAACGATTCCACGACTTCCAGTTTTTACATAAGAGGGAGGCATAACACTCGCAACTGCCTTAAATGTTGCCTTTTTGAGTGTTTTATTGAGTGCACGCGTTACATTCTTTGCTTTTACTTTTGACGATAGTAAATGTTCACTTTCTACAAGACCTTCGGCCTTAGCTGATTTGTTAGACTTAGCGCCAGCTTCTACAAGAATCGGAGCGATTTCACGATACAACTTCTTTGCTGGGGCTACACTTGAAAACATAGTAACCGTTACATATGTAGACATTTACATTTTAGAGAGATTCTACTTGAGGAACAGGAAACCTTGCCGCGATTTTATCGAACTCTATTCAGACATTGAAGAATGGGCTAAACGCAAATGGTCTACGCGTCGGCGACAGGTGCGACGATCTTCTTAATGGGAACACCGCCATCTATGATGTATAATGAGTTCTCAGTCATGATAATATAACAGGTCTCGCATTTGTATACATTCTGAATCGTGGACGTATACTCCTCATTTGACTTAACGAGAAACTTCGTGTTGTCTGGCTGAACCCCAATGCAACAGGATTTCTCTACGCTAGCACGATAGTAGTCCAGATAAATGGGCTTATCCTGTTCAATCGCAACCTGCGCACCTCGGAGTAATACACTTGCTGGGGGTAGGCTCATTTACATTATACAATTCTCTTATTGAACGAGTTTGAACGCATCTTCCAGCTTGAACCTCGACCGCATATGTAGAGATGGTAGCTGTGATTTTTCAATTGTTAACAGGGTTCGTATGGATTCCGCCAGGAAAGACCGAATGACTTGAATGTGTGCGAGTTTTGCGGACTCGTATAGGAACATCGCATATTGTCCCACGTTCTCTTCAGACTGTGCGGTTCTTGATTGCTTAGCAACATCATTCAGTTCATTTATTACGTCTTTAAGACCAGATTTTACACAATCCGTAGACACTAAATCGCGGATACACAGCTCCATCATAAACTTCGCATATCCTCTTCTCTTTTCCTTCTGCTTCGTCCATTCAATTACCTTGTTGTCAAAGTCTGAGTCGGTACTGGTTGGAAATACTAGCGTCTCATTCATATTGTACAATGTTGGGAACATCTGGACTTGGGTAAGGATATCATCTTTCATGTCAGGTATCGCAGTAGTCATTATCCGCGCACTTTCAGCAATAACCGACGCAAATCCGTGATTTGTAATAGCTTTGTCAAACAATAGGGTAGCGATTCGTAGGCGGAATGTTTCGTCTCTCTTTCTAATCTTTTCAATCGCATCCTTGGATAGCTTTTCAACAGACGATACTGTAATCTTATTCAGAATACCGAATATATCAGAATATTCAGGGTCCTCTCGTTCTTTAACGCGACGAACAATATCAACTAGAACTCGTTCTCTCCAGTTATCGGCGTGTTTTTTAGGATGAAAGGTACGCGCAGGCAGCTTATGGAACGGCTTAAATACCATTGGGCTAATTCGCAGCTTTGCAATGTTATCTTGTACAACCTTAGGAAGAATAAGCTTAGCCATATCACGAACAGAGTATACCTGTGATACAGTAATTCCAGCCATGATTCTTATTCGTAGCTTACATGAAAACTTTTCCAAAACGAATAGAATTTATATAAAGAGTGCTGAATAATAGTTAAGTATAAATGGGGGATTCAGTTGCTACCACAAGATTCGAGTATTCTTGGATGTTGTGGTATCATGACCCCGAGAATAAGGATTATTCTCTAGAAAGTTACATTCGTGTAGCAGATGTTTCGACTCCTCAGCAGTTCTGGACAATAGTGGATTCTATTAAAAAAGAGGCTTGGGAGTCTGGAATGTTCTTCTTTATGCGTAAGGGATTCAAACCTCTGTGGGATTCTCCTGAAAATGAACATGGTGGATCATGGTCAAAGAAGATTGAAGCTTCTGTCGCATATGATAGTTTTATCGATATGATGGTTCATTGTGTATCTGGTGAAATATTGAACACCAGCACCGATACTATTGCTGGAATTACGCTATCCCCCAAAGGAGCATTTTCAATTGTGAAGATTTGGAACACAACCACAACTGCATCAAATAAGTCAATCTTAAATAATACAATGAAAGGATTTAAAATTGGAGATGACGTTACGTACACAGCGCATAAATCTCGTCCTAAGTAAGAATAATGTCTCTGAAATCCACTATAATAGACAACGTCGAAGCGTGGCTCCGCTTCGTGTATAAATGGATAACAGATAAGGATGAGATACTTGGGGAAATTATATATGTATTGCATATGTTTGGCTTTTGGACACTGATGACGCTAGTAGTTCTATCGCATACAGTATATCCTATTTTTTGGTTTCAGCTTATGATATTTGTATTTATTTGTATTATATGGGTCCAACACATAATATTGCAAACATGTGTATTAACTTCGATAGAACGAAGATTACTTGGGCCAAATAGTCATACTATGATAGACTCTTTACTCACAATATTTAACGTTCCAGTCCAAAAGGAAACACGTATGGGGGTCACACTTATGTTGAGCACCGTAGGTGTTATGTTTTTAGGACTTGAACTGGTTGCAAGATGTGTTATGTATGGCCGAAGCGTAGTTGGGGCATCTATGTGGATTTAGGTAATAAATAAAAAGGAACATAGTTGTACTCCTTTTCTAAAATCGCATGCGATACTCCATGCAATCCTATCGCAATTGAAAACAACAAGGCTAATACCAATATCCGGTACGTATCCAGCTTACTTATTGTTAAGCCATATAGAACCGCATACAATACAGATCCTACTACAATAGTCCCACTTATAATGTGGGCCATTACTGATGGAGCTGGAAACATGTTTATATTTCTTTCAATAAATTAAGCCGAGCATGGCATGAGCGCAAGTTTTACATCGCCCAAATTAGCCACAACATAACGAATGAGCATAAACCAGTCATTCTTCATATGAATTTCTAAATTATTACACAGGTTCGTACACTTGGTGAAAAGTACCAAATGAGGAAGTGAGAATGTACCAGTTACAATCTCGTCATTCGTCTTCTTTTGAATGCTAAAATCGTTGTCCGAATCACCCATAACAGTCGTGCGCGATGCAAAATGCCCCTTGCATCCAAAGGTCAATGAAGAACCTACATTCTTAATCTCCACCATTTTAGCTCCGAGAAGCGTCATATCGCGACATATCTTCTGAAAATCAAGCGACGGCATAGTAACATGTGCTGAAAATTCAGTTTCAGGCAGCTGAATATCAGGTTCGTCCCTATCTAGCAGATTGAGCTTATAGCGAGTCACCTGCTTCTTCTCACCATCCTCTAGAAGAATGCCCAGTGTATTCGCATCGTTGCTATCGACATAGAAAGTCAGCGTATCGTCATTAGTCGCAGTCTTAATAATACGATATAGGTGATCAGTATTTACACCAATCACAAACTTTTGACTGGAATGATTGTATGCGTATTTTTCAAACTTATCGGCATACAAACGGAGATGTACCAGAACAGTTCGCGTATTGTCCATAGCAACCATACGAATACCTTCAGAATCAAATAGCAAGCTCATTTCAACAAGAATACATTTTAGAGCTTCTACTAGTGTACGAATGGCTCCTGTCTGGACCGTCTTGGCTTCGACAAGATACTCGACCATTTTTATGTGTTATGAAGCGTTCGTTTAAAATACTTATACGCGACGCTTCATTGTCGCACTCTTCTTGCGAGATACAATACGACCAGCCTTGTTATACTTCAAATCCTTCTTGGTGAGACCACCCTTGGTGTGCGCAGCAGTGCCGTGCATAACCTGTGCTCGAGAACCTACTTTACGCGTCTTGTCTGGCATTTATTATGTATTCATAATTTTTGATTTCCAATACTCAGTTGTGAGTTTTTCGTAGTTAAAAGATTTCAATTTGAAACTTTCAATTACGCGTTTCATATTATCAAGAGTAACTTCATTCCAATCTTTAACGGTCCAAACAGGCAACTCTTCGAACAGTGGGTCAATACCACTCGACTTAACAACAGGAATACATCCTAACGCAAGCGCCTCCCAGGTACGATGGCAGTCAAGTCCGTTCCCATGGGGAGATATTACGAAGGCATATTGAATCATGTTATTCCAGCAGATATTTCTGGTTGTCTTAGTAGGCTGGTAAAATACAACATCTTTTGAAATTGTATTAAATGCATCAACTCTATCAACCTTTGCATACCCTTTATTCATTAAAAATTGAAAGTTTGCGTATGCTTTTATTTGCCGTTCCCAAAATGGCTTTGAATTATTTCTGATGACTAGAAGTTCTAACTCCTGCTCAATTGGAGACTTTCTAATACCCAAGGGATGTTGTTGAGGAATACTAGCAAGCCATATAAACTTTGTTTGATATGGTTTTAATGAGTGATAATCTAATCCAATAGGTATCCGCGTTACTTTTGGATGGTCGAGTATAAAATTTTGAGAATACCAGTGCTTCAAGAATGGGGATTCTAAAATAACATTGCTCTCGGTTGGATAATCGTCTGGTAAAGTTTTATCTGAATTGTTTGTAATTAATTTAAATGGGACTGTAATGTTTGGAAGGATATGTTTTACGAACATAGGTAGCCCTTGAGGACATACATTTATACACGAGTTATTATATATGCCTTTATAATCTTTGAACATAAAGTATTCTGAATCAGATAAAAATGGACCCTTTACATTTGCTATAGAGTGCACATCAAATGAATTAACATATTTACAATCCATTACTTAAATCTTCTATTGAATATAAATCTTGGTTTTTTTGCACTAAATAGTTTGTTAAGAAAATTAGTTGAGTATCCGTATTGAAACATTACACTTTCTTCTGGTATATGGGTGTATTTATGTAAGTCAATTTGATGTATATCTTGCCATGGGCGCGGATAAAATATCGTCCGAGCGTAAGTTTTTACTTTAATTTGGTCTTTATACTTGTTATATAGGTCTGTTATATATATCGGGCCAATTGATATCCACGGATGATAAGAAACAAAGTCACGAGAGTTCAGGTTATCAATACAATGCTTTAAAAACTCAGAACCTTTTTTGGCAAGTATAACGCCATTACATAATCGTTCATCGTCTCTTTCGTACCCAAACCCACAATCGTCGTCAAACTCAGTTATTAATTTGTGTAATTTATCCCCCTTCAGTATAACACTATCCGCGTCAATATAGATACCCCCATATTTGTGTAAAATTTCATATCGCAATATATCGGCTTTTCCGCAGTACTCTTTAACTGTAGTGTATGCTTGTATATTTACTAAAGGGAAATTGGCAACTGCCACATTATCCCACAATTTATATTCGTATCCAAACTCGTGACAGAATTTCCTAACTGTATCCATCCATACATCAGGTCTGGTATTTGGACCTATCCAAATTTGATG